TTAAATACATATTCTACACTGTAGAGACCCATTAGAGCACATCCAGAAACTGATTGCCCCCAGGGAGACTACCAGTACCAATGAACTGGCGACAGTTGAATAGATCGCCAAAATCTGGTAAATCCTTGTTGATTCCAGCTTTACCCCATCTATTTCTTCTCTGTTTAATTTTGCTTCCTCTGAGTATTTTGGGTAGTCATAAGTCCCATTTTTGACACTTTCCATGCACGTGTTATCGCATTTGTGGTAAAATTCAAAGCAGCCGTTTCCAATTTCCTTGGCATTGTTTTTTAGCTGGCTTCTTACCTTTTCATATAAGTTCTTCACATTTGAATCGTGGTAGTCCAAAGTTCTTTCATTTTCCAATAGAACCAACAGTTCGGCATTGTAAGTCCAAATGTCCAGGAAACCATCATCAACTTTTTTATTTAAATTCTCTATTCTTTTTTCCAGGTGGTTGAACTCTTTACCTACTGCTGTGAACTGTGTATTCATCTTTTCAATAACAGAATTTACTTTGTTAGTAATCTCGTCAATGGCATTCTGTGTGCTCTTCAGGTCGGCTGCATATCCTGACCCCTGCTCATTTTGATGGTGATAACCGTACCATCCATCTACCATCCCTGTCCACCCCCCTTCAATGAAACCGGCAATGGCCCCAAATAGGCCTCTAGATTGAATAGACGGGATATTCCTCAATCCTGTGGCCAGTCTCAATTTTGTGCTTTTTACATATTTTGGACATTTTCCAATTGTGATCGGATGTATATTCTGAAATGGGAGGCTGGTGTTTATAGCACCCTTGGGTGTTTGACAAGTTGTATTGCAATCGTGGACTGGTGTATCTGAAATGATAATACCAGATCCAGCATTTCTTTCCATTGCGAATGCATATCTCGGTACCACTAGATTTCCAGTTGCTTCGAATGTTATTTTGTCTCCCGGCTCTACTAGTGTCCAGTAATAGTTCATTCTCCCTTCTYGAYCCCTCACTTTGGGTCTTATTGCTATTTCCGGCTTGAACTTCTTGCTGTATCTTGATGACCCCACAAAAACATATGCATCTGCATTCTGATAGAGACTTTGTTGGTCAGCACTAGTAGATGGATGGTGAATGCCCCATAGCACGAGGACTTCTTTCCCTTTATCATTAATGTAGGATTTGCTGAGCTTTGGGTATGAATTTCCTTTTTTAACTAGCCATATTAAATTTTTGTAGAAGCTTTTTGCTCCAGCATGAGGACATGCTGCCGTTACACCTTTGTTCGAGTCATGATTGGGCCATGAACTTGTCTTGGGGAATATCTCAAACCTTTCAAATGATGACACTGAGCTCAATTGCTCTCTTAGCTCCTCATAATCGATGAAATCTCCTGGGTAACACGTTCCATTGTCTGAACTAGGTGTTTCCACAATGTAGGACCATGAGCTTGCTGTGGAGAGTGATTCACACTCTGGATTTCCCAGGATCCAGCCAGCAATGTTACATTTACCCAAATGCAATGGGGCTACCCCTCTTAGTTTGCATAGTTTCCCGTTATGCTTGTCTTCTAGAAGGTTAACAGAGTGTGTTACTGTTACATTCTTTTCTAGTACTGTGTCTACAGTGTCTGTTGAATTGTTCGCATGATAACCTATACATAATGTGTCTGCATTTGCGGTTGCAAATGTATATAGCAGAACTACTAGTATTGCCTTCAT